CTGGCACGTGTAAGTTAATGTGGATAGATATTAAAGAAGGCTATAAAGGTTTACAATTAGCCATGAAAGCAAGAAAGTGGAGAGACCAGAAGGGTTTAACCACTACGTTTGAATAGGAGAAAAATGAGTAGCACTGAAGCACCAATCAGTATCAATCTCAAAACAGCAGGCGGTACACAGATAACTCTGCGTGCTGAAACAGCAGACCAATTTGCCGACATGATTGCACAAGGTATACATATAATTACCGATGCAGTTACTGAAGTAGAACTAGCAGTCAAAGGGACATCAGGCAATAAGCCTATGTCAGTAGCAGACATTGCCTCTAGTTTCAATTCAAACATGTCATCCACAGAATCAGGTGGAGAACAAACAGTAGAAGATAAATGGGGTAACACTTGGGTATACAACAAACCAGGTGCACCATCATGCGAGAGAGGCGTCATGGTTCTTAAGTATGGAAAAGCACAATCAACAGGTAAGCCATACAAAGCGTTCTATGACCCAGCAGCAGCACCTAACTGGACAGGACCAAAAATTCCTGCCGAGCAACGTACTAAGCCAATCTTTGCTTAGTGTTTAACAGTAAATGGGGGCTGAGTCGTGGTGCCAGCCCCCATTTCTATAAAGGAGAGCAATGAAAACATTAATTAGAAGTGTTAACAATACAAATGTGGGTGGTGAACCACTACCAGCAGTGTTTAAAGTATTTGAAAATGCAGGAATTATATTACGCAGAGCAGAAGTAACAGTAATTGCAGGTACACCTGGCGCAGGTAAGTCATCAATAGCACTGGCAATTGCAGCCAAAACTAAATTGCCTACCCTTTACTTTAGTGCAGATACAAACGCACATACAATGGCAATGAGATTGATTGCAATGACTGGTAACATCAGTCAGCAACAAGCAGAACAATTAATTAAACGGCAACCAGAAAAAGCAAAAGAAGTTTTATCTCAAGGCAATCATTTATTTTGGTGCTTTGAATCCAGCCCAACACTTAAAGATTTAGATGAAGAAGTATCAGCCTTCGAAACTATATGGGGTAAGAGTCCAGCCCTTATAGTTGTAGACAATCTAATGGACATAGCAATGGATGGACACGATGAGTTTGGTGGCATGCGTGCAGCCATGAAAGAACTTAAATATCTAGCCAGAGATACAAACGCAGCACTACTTGTATTGCACCATACTAAAGAAGGATATGAAGGCAGTCCATGTCAGCCAAGGTCATCAATCCAAGGGCTAGTTAATCAGATACCAGCAATGGTATTAACTATTGGTCAGATGAAACAAGCAGATATGAACTACCTATGCGTAGCCGCAGTTAAGAATCGTTACGGCAAAGCAGACCAAACAGGTAACAACTATGTTACTCTTGCATTTAATCCTGAGTCTATGTATCTAGATGATGTCATGGTCAGGTATATGCCACCGCATCAGGAGGAGTTATAATGGGTCATTTATATAATGGTGCTTATGTTCGTACTTGTCAACGTTCTGGATGTAATACTAGAGTTTATTTAAAAGTAGGAATTAATTACAAAATAATTTTATGTCCAGATTGTAGATTAACAGAGTGGTCAAGTGAGTAATCCACGCAAAGCAAAGGGTTCCAGCGCAGAAAGAGATGTAGTTAATTGGTTAAAGAAATGGTTCCCATATGTAGAGCGTAGGATTGCAGGTGCACACCTAGACAAAGGAGATATAGCAGGAGTTAATGGAGTAGTAATAGAAGTAAAGAACCACAAAAAACTAGACCTATCAGCATGGGTAAAAGAACTAGAAATAGAAATTAAAAACGACAAAGCATGGACAGGTGCAGTGGTGCACAAACGTTCAGGAAAAGGGGATGTAGGAGAATGGTACGCAACAATGCCAGCAAAAATATGGATAGAGTTGATAAGGAAAATCTTAAATGATAAATGAGTTATTAATTATACTTACATTATTTCAACAAGAACTAATAGGATTGTTGTTGTGGATAAGCACAGTATTGCTGCCTATCTAGCACATACAGGCGCCACCCTGCCAGCAGTGGGGCATGGTTGGCGCAAAATGAAATGCCCATTTCACGGTGATACACATGCATCAGCAGCCATAAATTATGATGAGAATAGATTTAAATGTTTTGGTTGTGAAGTATCAGGTGATGTATATGATTTAATAATACATAGAGAAGGAGGTAATTATATTGAGGCTATCAAATTCGCAGAGAGCATATCTCTTGCAGGCAACAGACCAGTACGCAAAGGACCTTCATCTAGCAGCAGAGTATCTTTCAACTCGGCATCTATCGGTAGAAGAGGGCAGAAGTTTTAACTTAGGTGTTGTGGCTAATCCATTGCCAGGACATGAATCATACAGAAATAGATTAGCAATCCCATACATCACACCATCAGGTGTGGTTGATATAAGATTCAGAAGCCTTAGCAATAACGAAGACCCAAAGTATATGGGTGTACCTGGGGCTAAGACTACTATGTTTAATGCACAAGTAGTACTAACAGCAGGTAGTTATATATGTGTAACCGAAGGTGAACTAGATACAGTTGTCTTGTCAGTTAAAACAGGACACCCATCAGTTGGTATACCTGGAGTTAATAACTGGAGACCATACTACGGCAAGATACTGGATGATTTTGAAACAGTAATTGTCTTAGCAGATGGTGACAATGCAGGGCTTGAGTTTGGTAAAAGACTAAGCCGAGAACTACACAATGTTAATCTACTACAAATGCCAGAAGGTCATGATGTTAATAGTATAATAGTACAAGAAGGAAAGGAGTGGATAGATGAGCGAATTAGAAAATGTTTGGGACAGTGATGAAGACTTCTGGGATTTTGTTGCAGACAATAAAAAATTAGTTGGCATATCAGTATCAGATGGACAAGGATTAGATGTACTTAATGCACTTAGAGATATCTATCTAACAATAGAAAAAGAACCAGAAGGTGCAATGAAGATGCTTACCTTGTTGGGCACAGTTATATATGCCAGCAGCATAGGTGAAGGTAGACAATTTACGGATGAGATACGAGTAGTATCAGCCATGGAACAATTTGATAGCAGTATGAAGGAGATGTTAGATGAAAAACCCAAGTGATGTAGACACAATACTTAATGAACTACGTAGTATTATGATGAAAAAACAAGCAGACTACGGACCTTTGAATATAGCCCTTGCCCCTGGCGGTGCTATGAATGGGCTGCGTGTGAGGATGTATGACAAACTGGCTAGGCTAAATAACCTAGCGGACAAGGCCGCCACGCCTAACTTTGAATCTGTTGAGGATACCCTCATAGACCTGGCTAACTATGCTATAATAGGACTATTGGTACAAAGAGGACAATGGGAAGGCATTAACAATGTGGAAGATTAGAAATCCATTTTATTGGATAGATACACCTAGGGAAACTATACTTGTAGTTTGTTATCGTTGTTCCAAAAATTTTGGAGTACATATAAATAATGTACGAATATATAATTATTGCGGTAACTGTAAATAGATGAATCAAGAGTGGGTACAAGAGTATGATTTGCTTGTATCTACCCTTGGCATGGAGTATTCCAAAAAGTATTCGATAGTTGAACCTTCTGATATAAAACAAATACTATGGATGTGGTTTGTTACACACCCTAAAAAATATAAAGAGTGGTCTGAATTACCAGCAAAAGATAAAGAAAAATTAATTGCTAAGTCATTACGCAATGCAGCCCTAGCCTACTGCGAAAAAGAAAAAGCCCGTAAGTTTGGCTATGACATGACTGACCTTTACTACTATGACTCATCAGTTGTTGAAGCATTCTTGCCATCTATTTTGGCAGATAGTTATGAGATACCTACTAAAATCAAAGACCTTAACTTCCAGTTTGGTAAATCAGGAGAAGTTACAGATGGAAATAACTGGCTAGTTCTTAGGTCAGATATAGAAAAAGCATTCAACAGACTAGCAGAGGCTAAACAAAATATTTTAAGACTAAGATTTATAACGGAGAACAGTGAGTGGAGTGAGTTAGCCAAGGAATTAGATACATCTGCGGATGGTGCACGTAAACGAGTTGAACGTGCAATTAATTCATTGATTAGAATTCTAGGTGGATGGCGTACGTTTAACGATACAGATGTTTTGGTAGATAAAAATGAAGAAGAAGAAGATGACACAAGAGCCTAAAGATATAAGTAGTTTGTTTCAAAAAGATTATACTAATGCTATGGACCTGCGTGGTAATCCAATAGGAGATATCTGTGTATGTGGCTCACAATTATTTACAGCCATAGTAGCCTTTGAGTCGGGTGAGATAGCATTTTATTTCTTAGATGGTGAGTGTGTAGACTGTGGTTCATTGGTTACTTTGTCTACACCAATAGATGATATAGGAATGGATTGCATGTAATGCCTTATTATGATTTTGAATGTAAGTTTTGTATCAAAGTTATAGAAGTAGATGACCCTACCCCACCATTCTGTGGGTGTTGCGGAAACCTTATGATTCGTATATGGTCCTCCACAGCAGTACATTTTAAAGGAACTGGTTTTTATTCTACGGGGGGTTAATGAGATTTAGTGATACGCCAGCATGTGTTGGTATAGATACGGAATTATTCTTTACTGAAGACCAAGGTGGTGCACATTCTAATCTTTATTATATAAAGAAAATGTGCAACAATTGTCCAGTGCGAGTCGAGTGTTTTAATTATGCAATAGAAAACCTGGTCCATGGATTATGGGCAGGCACTAGCAAGGAAGAAAGGGATAAATATAGAAGGAAGCACAACATAGAAGGTAAGACTGTTGTTCCTATATCTATATTTAATAGTAACTATGAGTAAACTATCTGATTTTGATTTAGACTTATCAGTAGGTCATGACGGAGAAGCATTAGTCCAATCACTTTTAACTGGTGGTAAAACTATAGAAGTTAAAACAGATTTAAGATGGAAAGATACTGGTAACTTATACATAGAAACTGTATGCTGGTCACATAATAACAATGAGTGGTACCCATCTGGCTTGTCATCAACCAAGGCTGAGTACTGGGCATTTGTTTTAGAGGGAGCCATATTTATGGTATTAACTGATACACTTAGAAAAGCAGTTACTCTTTGGGGGCATCCTATTACCTGTAATATACCGCCTAACCCAAGCAAAGGTTATTTAATTAAACCAGAAAGAATCTTTCAAGTAATACAAGAGTTATCTAAGTAGAGGGGAACTGCTTAGAAAACAAAAAAGACCCCCGCTCCAGTAGTGATACTGGGCGGGGGATTCTTTATTATAACTAGTTAGTTATTAGTACGACCAAATTCTGGTGCAGATGGGTCTAATGCTTTAAGCACTGGTCCCGCTACAGCAGCAACGCCTGCTAATGCAAGTGTCTTTAGGTCAGTTGTTCCAGCAAGGTACAGAGCAATTACTGATGCTACTGCTGCACGAATGTAGGTAACTGCAATTGCTTTTAGTTTAGTTGTATTCATATTCCATCCTTAAGGGCGAGCAACGCCCATTACTAGGGAGTAGGCACGTTTCTTTAGATACACACCATCTCCGTTTGATTGACTGCCCTTATTATCCCCTGAGGTATTACCCTCATAAACCATAAGGTATTTCTTTCCATCATTACTAGCACAGATACCAACATGGTCAGCCTCTGCATCAGCATCGAATTGAAAGAAAACTATATCTCCAGGCTGGGCTTTACCAACTGGAACTATCTTGCCTTTACTTGTAAACCATTTAAGTCCTGCTTGACAAGAAGCAAATCCTTTTTTAGTTTGGGCTGCTATCTTGTCTACTAATCCTGCTTGGTCAAAGCACCAAGATACAAACATTGCACACCAAGGATTAAAGTTTAATCCATACCACTTGCCATACATACTGTCATTTCTTGTGCCTACTTCTTGATATCCAAGTTGAGACTTGGCTATGTCTACTACATTACTCATCATCGTCCTTTGGGTTTCTTAGTCGGTAAGTAACTGCCCATGCAATCAAGGTTGCAATAATTGCATAGCCAACTACTGTTTTTGCTGAACCATCAAGTACAACCCAAGCAATAAACATGCCTAGTACTGTCCATAATTGTTCAATCATGTCTCTTAATATCTTCAAGGTTTTCTCCTTCTTGTTGACTTAGGCTTATCGTTACCAGCCATAGGTCCACCAGCAGGGGAACTTGGCGTTGATGTTCTAGTTGCAGTACCTGCTGCCATACCTGCTGCATTAATAGCAGCCTGACCAGCAATAACAGATGCAACAATAATTTCTTCTGATTCTTCTCGTTCTTCATCGGACATATCAGCACCTATATTTGCTACGGCTGTTAAGACTTGTCCTGGGTCATCAAAGATTGCACTTACTAGTTCAGCAGGTGAATCAAATACTTGTAATGCAATAGCAACTTCTGCAGTAATTACAACTGCGTTACCACTATCATCAGTACGAACCTCTACTGGAGTATCAGATGGTAAGTCTTCAAGGGTAAGTCCTGCTTCTTCTATATCTTCAGCAGTAATGGCTTCACCATCTGCTGCTTCAATGATTGCTTCTACTGCTGCTTCTACTTCTTCAGGTGTAGATTGCTCAGTAACTACAGGAGGTGCTTCCTCAACTGGAACAGGTGGTTCCTCTACAGGTGCAGGAGGTGCCTCTTCTACGGATATAGGAGGTTCTTCTTCTACAGCAGGAGGTGCTTCAGGCTCTGCAGGAGGCTCTGGAGCCTCTATAACAGGCTCTTCTACGACTGGTGTAGGTGGTTCTTCAACAGGAGCAGGAGGCTCAGGTACAGGCTCAGGTCCTACTGGTTGGTAATCAATAATTATAGGTGGTGCAACAGGTGCAGGCTCAGGTATAGGTGCAGGCTCAGGTTCTGGAATAGGTGCAGGTTCAGGAGAAGGTAATGGCTCTGGTTCTGGAATAGGTGCTGGCTCTGGCACAGGTGCAACATCAATTAAATTACTACTTAAAGTATAAGTACCAATAGGTCTTTGTCCTGCAACTATATAATCATATGATGTAGCACGGATAGTATAACTACCTGTATCTAATGTACCTGTAAGTTTAGATGCATAGTAATTAGTTTGAGGATTGTGATTACTATCATCGTCTTGCCTAAGAACTACTTCGCCTTGGCGTAATTGTATCCAAGAATCTACCCAAGCAACTCGCTCTGTATTTATACCAGAGGGTGCAATTTCAAATCTAGGACCAGTAGTTGTTTCAATTACATATTCAGTAGGTCCATTGACCTCTACTACTGTATCTACATAAGCAACATCAGGGGTTAATTCAATTAGTACTTCATCAGCGTAGGCTAATTGTGGTATTAAGAGTAGGCTAATCCCTATCAGAAAGGAGTAAATAAATCTGGTCAACGCGGGTTTCCAATCGTGTAATGCGTCCCTCTAGATTATGTCCCCCGTTACCATCAGGTTTAAGTTCTGATAGATAGTGTTTAACTAACCATCTAACCATTAAACCAAATGAACCAACTAAAGTGCTTATTGCTACTGCTAATGCAGCCCAATCTTGTGCTGTCATTATACTGTCCTAATCATAATCTCTATGATTCCTC